AAAATTTAATAAACAAGGTATAACAGAACCAGGCCCAGATAATTATGTTCCTAAATCAGTAGGTGAGTTTGAGTTTGATGTCGTGGTTGTAGATAAAAAACCAAAAGATATATCAAAACTAAATGATAATAAAGGTTTTGCAATATGGATAGATAAGAGTAGAGTTGCAGATATTAAAAGAGAAATATATGAATTATTATTTTTTGCTAGACGCGATATTAAAAAAGCAAAAACAAGTGATGAAAAAATAGAAGTTATTAATTGTAATACTAAAGAGACTAAGGAATGGATTATACCAGAGGAATATTTTAAATGATATTATTTATAACACCGATAGAACATATAACTAAATTTAGTAAAAAGTTAAAAGAACTAAGTGGAGTATTTCCATATGAAGTTATGAAAAATCCTACATATGAATCTGTAAAAGAGAGATTAGAACTTGGAGATATTCATACATTATTTTGTGCACCCAATCATCAAGATTTTATGATAGATACAAAGATGTTAAAGAAAACAAATGTTAAGTTTGTAGTTACACCATCGACAGGAATAAATCATATAGATGTTATAACACACCGAGTAATATCTATAAAGGGTGATGATATATTAAAAGAAATATGGTCTACTGCAGAACACACTTTATCTTTAATGTTAACTATTGCTAAAAAAATAAAACCTGCTATAGAATTAAAAGGTAAAACTTTAGGAATCCTTGGTCATGGAAGACTTGGAGAAATGGTAGAGGAGTTATGTGCACCTTTATTTGATGAAATAATTTGTGTAGATAAGAACACAATGAACTCAGAGTTTTTTACGGATTCTGATGTAGTAAGTATTCATTGTGATTTAAATGAAACTACAAAGGATATGTTTAATTCTTCATTTATATCAAAATTTCATAAACCATTTTACTTAATTAATACAGCACGAGGAGAGTGTGTTGATGAAGATGCAGTAGTAGAGGCAATTGAAGATGGAAAGATAATGGGTTATGCTACGGATGTTATTAAGAATGAATATACGGATGATGATTCATTACTTATATTTAATCCTAAAGTCCATATAACACCACATATTGCTGGAGTAACAATTGATGCACAAGAAAAATCTTACAATAGGGTTTTTGAAATTTGGAGAGATAATATGATGAACCGAAAAGAGTTCGAAATAAGAAAGAAAGTAAATGCAAACGATAAAAACTACTTACCTACAGGTCAATCGGTTGATGATTACTCTGAAATACTACAATATATAGAAGAGCACAAACCAAAATGTATTGTGGAATATGGTAGTGGGTTTAGTACAATGTTAATACAAGAAAAGATAGATGAGTTAAAATTAGACACAAAGTTCTTTTCTTTTGAAGATAATAAACATTACTATGATGTGATAAAAGATACCATAGAATCCACACAAGCAGTGAAATTAGTACCATACGAGAGAGATAATAAGAATCCGAACATAGGTAGGTACTCACACACTTATCATGGAATGAAAGATGTTGATTTTGTAATTATAGATGGACCAGATGTAGGTAGATACAATATTGATGCAACAACAAATGCAGCAGATTTAAAAAAGAAATATCCAAAAAATAAAATAAAAGTTTTTATTCAAGGTAGAATATCTACACAAAAGTGGTACGGATTTAAATCTAAAAATAATAATGCATGGGGAGAGTTATGAAAATAATAGCAGAAATGTGTCAAAACCATAATGGAAAAATAAGTACTCTACAAAGTATGGTGGTACGAGCAGCAAAAAGTGGTGCAGATATATGTAAAATACAAACTATTAAAGCAAGAGATTTAATTCATTGGAAAGAGTTTGAAGATTTTCGACCATATGAAAAAGAATATGAACGATTAAAATCATTAGAGTTAAGTATTGATGATGAAAAAAGGTTTGTAGCAGCTTGTAAGACTCATGGGGTAAAACCTATGACCACTATCTTTAATGGGAGAGATTTTGAAAGATTTAATTTAGTGGGGTATGATGATTTGAAACTTTCTGGTTATAGTGTTGAAAAAGTTTTGCCATATATTAAATCATTTGATTTTAGGAGGTTGTATATCTCTACTTCAAGTCTAAGTTTACAAGAGATTAAAAAAACTAAAATAATATTAGATAATAAAAATATTAAGGATTACACTTTTTTAAATTGTACTTGTGTATATCCAACACCATTAGATAAATTGAATTTACAAAATATAGATTTTTTTAGAAATGAGTTAGGAATTGAAAAGGTAGGATTTAGTGACCATTCAAATCCATACGAAGATAATTTGTTAAGTAGTAAATTAGCAATCTATCAAGATATAGAGGTATTGGAAAGACATTTCACAATATTAAAACCAGAAGATACAAGAGATGGTAAAGTTTCTGTTACACCAGATATGATAGTAGAGTTAAAAAGGTTTAGTGAATTATCTAAAGTTCAACAATATGAAGAGTTAAACGAATTTAATGAAACACAAAAGTTTAATCATAATTACTATAGGAATAGATTTTAATGTCAAGAGTAAATGGAAAATCAGCACACGAGTGGATTGAAGAAAATCATCCACAAAATGGTGAATGGATTGTGTATTACAAAAAAGATACTAATTCAGAGAAAGTTACACTTGACCCAGAAGAATCGGATGGTAAACGATGGCAGTTCAAATACAAAGATGGTGTTAAGATAAATCATTCGTATGGGTGGTATCGAGATGGTACACTTAAACAAGTTAAATATTGGATAGATGGTAAGAAACATGGAGAGTTAATTCGTTATTATCAAAATGGTAAAATCAATGACCACTTTCATTATAAGAATGGTGTAAAACATGGTACACAAGTTTCATACAATAAATATGGTTTTTGTGAAAGGGGTTCTGCAGAATATATAGATGGTAAATTTATAAGATATAGTATAGAACCATTCTCACCTACAATAGCTAAAACATATAAAGTAAGTTATATATTGGTTTGGGGAGATACTAATTCGTTACATCGTATTGACCCTAAACACTATCAAGTTAAAGATGATGTAAATTTAGCATTATTGCAACATACTCATATATTAATAAATCAGATATTAAAACAAGACCCACATGAAATATTAATAATGGATAATGAGGGGAATTTTCCTAAACATGAAGATAATAGAGTAAAGGTTATACCATCATATCAATCTGTAGGATACCTTGATGGAGAAAGACCTGCATGGTTGAATAAAATTAATATAGGTGATAAATGGGATGATGGAGATTTTAATCATACTAAATCTGTATCAATGGCATACAATCATGGGATTACAAAAGCAACAGGTGATTATTTTATACTACAGCATAATGATACTCTTTATATAAACAATTTAGTACCAGATTTAATAACAAAATTAGAAAAAGAAAGTTATGCTTACATCACCATAGATAAAAAACCACCGAAACATGAAGAATATGAAAAGTATGAATACTTTACAGATTGTTATTGGTTTTTATGTAGGAAAGATTTTTACTCAAGTAATGATATTTGGGTGGATTGGAAACGAGGTGATACAAATCATTTAGCCACCATTACTTGTAAGGATACAAATCAAAACTATTTACACTTACCTGGATTTTTTGAAAATGATGAACACAAAAAAGAGTTATATAATCCACAATACGGATACACTTATGATAAGGGTAATCTTCATACATTTGAAGATGAACCATTCATCTTACATTTAAAGGGTGGTACAGGTCTATATAGAATTTTAAAGGATAACCGATGATTCTTTTGACAAATGGAGATAGTTGGACACAAGGTGATTCACCAGCACAAGATGTAAATTGGGAAGCAAAAAAGAGTTTGGATTGGTATGATATAATTCCAAATTTTGGTTCATCCGCAAACATAACAGAACCAACGATTCGATATAAGTTTTACGATAGTGATGTATGGCCAAAGGTATTGGGTAAAAGTTTAAATTGTGAAACTTGGAATGCTGGTAGGTTGGGTGCAAGTAATGATTGGATTACACACACCACCATAAACTCATTGGAGTATTTAAGAAAACAAGGTAAAACTAATGTATTTGTTATTATAGGTTGGAGTTCTTTTTTAAGGTGGAACAAAAAACATTTTCATAAAAAACACCAAGAATTCAGACACCTACCAGAACAAGCCTCTTCTTATGTTCGCAAAAGAAAAAACAATAAAACTTTTGATTTGAGTCCAGTTATACATAATAGTATTGAACCAATATTACTTTTACAAGATTTTTTAAAAGCTAGAAAAATTCCTTATTTATTTTTTAATGCGTTTGATAACTACAATTATGAAGATATACAAAACCATAGTTTAAACGATTTCATTGATTACGATTATATTTATAAAGGAAGCTTTAAATATTCATTTAGAAAATACATTCAAGGTTTTGAGAATGTGGAATGGGACCAAGAAGAAAATGAGTATTTTGTAACTGCTCATCCAAAAGATAAATCTCATATATTATGGGGAAAAGAATTACACAGATACATAAAGGAGAACTACGATGATATCATTTTTTAAAAATCTTTGGTATAAACTTATAACAGAGATTAAATACAGAAAGAAATTAAAAGAAATTAAAAAACGAGACCCATTCATATACAAATGAGTGAGAACGAGTTTTTTAAAAACTTATATCCACCACCATATCAGTATATTAAATTACATGATATAGATATACACATACCACAACCATTTGATTATTGGGATAGACCAAGAACTAAAGAAGAAGGGCCAGTGTGTGAATGTGTAGGTGAGAATACAAACAAAGCTCTTTTCTTATATTTTCAAGGATTGATAAAAAGGGGTATACCATTACCTATTTATATCAATAAAGATAATAAGATTATGGACGGGTGGCATAGATATCACGCATACTATTACCTCAAAACACCAACAATACCAGTCTATCGTAGTAAATTGTGGAGAAATCATGGAGTTTGTTGGAAAAAAGGTTTACAAGGTAAGAGAAGATTACGAGTGAAAACTTGGTAATTTTATATTTATAGATGTGAAACTATATAGGGAATATAATGATTAAGTTAATAGATTTATTAGAAGTTAGTGAGACAGGAAAAAATGCCAATAGTGAATCACTTGGTGGATACAAAGGTTTTATAAAACCAGAAGAATTTGAATCATACAAAAAGTGGATTGCTAAATCACTTAAACTACAATTAGTTGAGGGTGTAAATGATAAAGGTGTTTTAAAAGCAGTATTCCTTGCAGGTGGACCTGGAAGTGGTAAAACTTACGCTGCCAAACAAATATTTGGTATACCTGATAGATTTAATATATCTATGAGTGGTATGAAAATGGTTAACTCAGATAAAGAGTTAAAGTACTTACTAAAGAAATACGGATTCGGTACAGATTTAGATAAGATGCCAGATGAAGTATTTGCTAACTTAACAGGTGATGGAAAAGATTCAAGTGGATTAAGAAAGTTTGCTAAATCACTTACTAAAGAAAGAGAGAGATTATATCGTAATGGTAGGTTAGGTATGATAATAGATGGTACAGGTCATGATTTTGGAAAGATACAAAGTAAGAAAAAGAAATTAGAAGATATTGGATATGATACTTATATGGTGATGGTAAACACATCATTAGAGGTAGCACAAAAAAGAAATCAAGAAAGAGATAGAATACTACCACCAGATTTATTAGAGAAGAGTTGGAAAGATGTACAGCAGAATCTTGGTTCTTTTCAAAACTTATTCAAAAATAATTTCGTGATAGTGGATAATTCAAAACACTTGAACGCTAAAGAATCGGAGGCAAAATTTGTTCCATTGGTTACTAAAGTTGTTAGAAAGTTTGTTGCGAAACCTATCAAAAACAAACTTGGACTCAAGTGGATTGAGAAACAGAAAAAACTTAATAGGAGAAAATAAGATGTTAACTACTTTTGATGAAATCATAGAAGTAACACTACACCACGAGGGTGGTTATGTTCACGACCCAAAAGATTTAGGTGGTGAAACAAATTTCGGTATAGCAAAAAGATTTTATCCAGATGTGGATATTAAGAATCTAACTAAAGATGATGCTAAAGAAATTTACAAAAAAGATTATTGGGATAAAAATAAAGTGGATGATTTAGCTGATGAACTAAAACATATCTTTTTTGATATGTGTGTGAATCAAGGTAGAGGTACTGCAGTAAAAATTTTACAACGAGCATGTAATGCAAAAGGTGCTGATTTAGCAGTAGATGGTGGGTTTGGACCTGGAACAAAAGGTGCAATAGAAACCTATAAACCATCATTAGAGAGAGTTCGTTGTTACAGATTAAAACACTATTATGATTTAGTGAATAAGAAACCTGAACAAGAAAGATTTTTGTTCGGTTGGTTTAAGAGAGGACTTTCAGTATAATGGCTTTTGTGATTGCAGAACCTTGTGTAAGTACTTGTGATACAGCATGTGTTGCAGTTTGTCCTGTGGATTGTATTCATGGGCCAATTGATAAGACAGGATTGGGTGCAGAAGTTGAGGGTATGGAATCGGTAGATGGATTACAATTATACATTGACCCAGATGAATGTATAGATTGTGGTGCATGTGAACCTGAGTGTCCTGTAGAAGCAATATTTGACGAAGATATGTTGCCAGATGAGTGGACGAATTATATTGAAATCAATAAAGAATTTTTTAGTGAGTAAGTGATGGCAGGAGATTGTTATCAAGCAAATGGTAATTTTATTATTACCAAAATGGATGACAAAGATTTTAAGTTGTGTCATGGAGTGGCTATTTTATCTACAGATGGAAAACCATTCGGACATTGTTGGATAGAGAAAGGTGGAGCCGTAATGGATTTCTCAAATGGGAAAAAGATTGGAACCACGAAAAAGAAATATTATGAATTAGGTGGTATACCTGTTAAGGGGTATAAAACATATAAGTATACTGCAAGAGAAGCAGCTATGAAAATGGTACAAAAAGGACATTGGGGGCCGTGGGATTCAACACCACCGAGATAAATTATGAAGATACAAGAATTTTCAAAACACTTAGATGAACCAAGAGAGATTGGTAAGAAAAAAGATAGATTATCATCAAAGGAAAAAACGATGGTTAAAAAACAATTAGGTGAACACTTAGGTATCACTACAGAACAAGCAAAACAAATACTCGATAATATGTGTGTAGAGTGTGGAAACCTTGTAGATGAAAATTTAAAAAAATGGTTTAGTGATAAATGGGTGAATATCGGTAAGAAAGATAAAAGTGGTAAACATCCTGCTTGTGGTACGAGTGGTGATAAGAGAGCATATGCAAAATGTGTTCCTGCATCAAAGGCTCGTAGTATGAGTAAAAAAGATAAAGAATCTGCAACTCGAAGAAAACGAAGTGCACAAAATCAAGCTAATAGAGGTGGTAAGAAATCTGCTGGACAAGGTAAAGCTCCAATCAGAGTATCCACGAAACCTGAGAAGTAGGAGACAGAAGTGAAAAGTTTAAAACAATTATTATCTAAAGTAAAAAGTGGTAAGATGGATAAGAAAACTGCTAAAGACTTGGACAAGTTGGTAACAAGAGGTGATGGTTTTGTAGTGATTACGAAATCAAAGAAAAACGGATACAATCGTTTCCATGCCAATCAAGTAGATGATAGAGGTATTGATATTGTTCCACATATGAGAGATTTCAAACCAAAGAAAGGTGTATATAAACCAGAACACGCAATGACAGATATTAATTGGAAAGATGTAAAAGATATTTACATGGAGAATAAAATGAATTTAGAAGAATTAGTAGGAAAGAAACTCACAGAAGCTCAATTTGATGAAGCTGCTGGTGAAAAGGATGCTTGTTATCATAAAGTAAAAGCAAGATACGATGTGTGGCCATCTGCGTATGCAAGTGGTGCATTAGTAAAATGTCGTAAGGTTGGTGCTAAAAATTGGGGTAACAAATCTAAAAAAGAATCATATGATATATGGGCAGAAGATGGTTCATTTGGATACACAATGACAGGGTTGGTTGAAGCAGAATATCAAGGAAGAAAAGTAAAACTTGGTAAACCAATGCAAGGTGATGTAAAGAAATTTAAGGTATATGTAAAGAATCCAGCAGGTAATGTTGTGAAAGTAAACTTTGGTCAAGGAGGAGATGCTAAGGGTGGTACAATGAGAATTCGTAAATCAAATCCTAAAGCTCGTAAAGCATTTAGAGCAAGACATAATTGTGATTCACCAGGCCCAAGACATAAAGCAAGATATTGGTCTTGTAGGAAGTGGTAGTGGATAAATTAACCAAATGGTTAACTAAACCTCTTTTGGATGAGGGTGTGGATTTACCCATAGAGATTGGTGATACAGTCAAGATGGGAAAATTTAAAAACAAAAGGGTAGTCGTTAAGAAAATAAATTGGAATGAAAAGGGTGATTTATTGATTAATGGAAGACCTGCACTAAAATTCAGAATAACTAAACAAGAACCTCAAGAGAATATTCAAGAGGGAAAGATTAGTTTAAATGTTCCAAATGATATAAAAAAAATTCACAAACTATTCCGAAAAAACAAAAAACAATTATACATTGTAGGTGGAGCAGTTCGTGATGCAATACTTGGTAAGAAACCAAAAGACTTTGATTTAGCAACAGATGCAAAACCAGATGAGGTATTGAAGATTGCAAAGAAAGGTGGAATGAAAACCTATGAAGTTGGTAAACAATTTGGTGTTGTGGTTGTAGGTGGGCATGAGATTGCTACATTCAGAAAAGATATAGGTAAAGGTAGAAGACCTAAAGCAGTTGATTTCTCTGATATACAAGGTGATGTAAAGAGAAGAGATTTAACTATCAACGCTATGTTCTATGATATAGAGAGAAGTGAAGTAGTTGATTTAACAGGTGGATTAGAAGATTTAAAAAATAAAATTATAAGAACAGTCGGTAAAGCAAAAGAAAGATTTGATGAAGACCCATTGAGAAAATTAAGAGCATTAAGATTTCAAGCAGTTGTTGGTGGTAAGATGGATAAAGATACTGCAAAGGCATTGATGATTAATCCAAGTTTAAAGGGTGTAAGTTTTGAAAGAGTAAGAGAAGAGTTTATAAAGGCGATTGAAAAGGGCAAATCATCACAGAAATTTATGGGTGAACTTGATAAGTTTGGATTTACAAAACAAATGTTCCCACAAGTAAATATAAGTAAACCTTACCCAAATGTCAAGGATTATATTTTATTTCTTGCAACTATTTTAAGAAAAAATAATGTAGGTAAATTACCTAAGATTTTAAATAAATTAAAGTATAGTGGAGAAGAGGTAAACAATATTACTTTCTTAGTATACTTAAATGATTTTAAACCACAGAACATTTATATGGTGAAGAAGGCACAAGATAAAACTACATTATCATCTAAAGATATTATTAACTATGGAAGAATAGTTGGAAAAGATTTTAGTAAAATTGCAAACTTCAAACTAAGTGTAAAGGCAAGTGGTGATGAGTTTGTTGGATTAAAAGGGAGAGAGATTGGTGATAAGATAAAAGAGTTAGAAACAAAAAACTTTTTAGGTGAAGAGAAAAACTTCACATTTGGTACAAGTTGGATACCAACATCACTTAGTCAAAGAAAGAAAATGAAAAAATTACACAAAAGAACTAATCGTAGTATTAGGGGTGAAAACATACCATCACCAAGTAGGAAAGGTATAAATAAAAACAAAACTGATAGAATGAGTGGTTATAAAAAGGTAGAGGAAATAGCAGTTCGTAAGAAACCTAAAACATTCAGAGATATTTATAACGCTATTCCAAGTGATTTAAAGAAACGAGTTATGAACCTTAAAAACTTTGACCAACGAAGAGATGCTCATCCAGAGGGTAATGTTTTAAAACATACCATTGCTGTAACTAATAGAGCATTAAAAACTGGTGATATAGATTTTGCTTTATCAGCATTGTTTCACGATATAGGAAAGGACTCAACCGCAAAGATACATCCAAAGAAAGGTTTCTGGACACATTATGGACACGAGAAAGTTTCTGCTCAACTTGTATTGAAACACAAGAAGTGGATACAATCATTAGGTGGTGATGTTGATGATATACATTATATAGTAAAGAATCATATGAGAATGAAAGTCTTTGATAAGATGAGGTGGCATAAACAAGATACGATGAGGAAAGATAAAGCATTTGGTAAGTTACAAAAATTTACTACATTCGATAAGGGTGGTAGGGGTATAAGTGATGGTAAAATAAATAAAAAAACACTTGACTCTTATATGGAAAATGTCGTATATTCTATCATAGACGATGGGGATTCTGCAATCAATTTGAAAGAGAATAAGATTAAAAAAGTAATAGGTATTTATGGGGGAAGATTTCAACCATTTGGACCACATCACCTAAAAACATTTAAGTGGTTACAATCTAAGGTAGATGATGCATATATCACTACATCTGATATAAAGAAACCACCAAGACACCCAATGAACTTTCAAGAGAAAGCAAGACATATGGCAAAGATGGGTGTACCAAAAAATAAAATTAGAAAAGAAAAAGTACCTTTAGTTTCAAAAGAGTTACTTAAAAAGTTTGACCCAAAAACTACCGCAGTTGTTTATATCTTTGGAGCAAAAGATGCTGGTAGATTAAGTGGTGGTAAGAATAAAAGTGGTAAATTATCATACTTCCAAGATTACAAAAAGAATAAGGGTAATATAAAAGGACATGAAGAACATGGATACTTTTTAGTTGCACCACATGTCAGTATGAAAATCGGTGGTAATGAAATTTCAGGTACCACAATGAGAAACATATTAGGTTCACCTAAAATAAAAGATGAAGATAGACCAAAGGTATTTAAAAAATTATTTGGATACTATGATAAGGGTGTGTTCACTATGATGAACAATAAATTTAAAAAGTTATTTGAATTTTATAATCAACAATCAGTAAAAGATATAATTAAAGAGGTTAGTGCACTCGGAGATACTGTCACACCAAGTGATTTAGATGATGAGGGATTATATGATTTCTTTGGTTCATTTAAAGATTATAAACGAGTATCACCAAAACATGCTGAAATAATGGGTTGGGAAGTAGTTGGTGATATTATTGGAAAGAATGCAATAGACCCAGGTTATGATTTTAGTTTTGCAGGAATTGAAAGAGTTCCGACAGTCACATTCGGAAAAACGATAAATCAAGATACATCTAATGAGGATAGTGTTGATAATCCATTCCCTAAATATAGAGCACATATGATACAAATGGCAAACAAGATGGGTATGGAGATTGTTAAGTTCTTTGGTAAACCTACTGCTAAGATGAAAGATTCACATACACATGATATGAAAACATCAACAAGTGGTGTTAAGAAAATTAAGAAGATGCAAGAGAATTATTTAGAGGATGTTAGTGTATTATTAGAGGGTGGAGCGTATGGACACATGTCTCATCCATTTGATGATAATAATCTTACATTTTCAGACTTGAAGACCATAATTATTAATGGTATAGGAGGAAAGTTAGATAGAGAAGATGGTGTTACAGAGAAACTTGATGGACAGAATTTAATGGTAAGTTGGATTGATGGTAAATTAAGAGCAGCTCGTAACAAAGGACATCTAAAGAATTTTGGTAAAACATCACCAACAACAAGTGGAATAAAATCTATGTTTAGTGGTAGAGGAAATATAGAAAAAGCTTTTGTAGGTGCAATGAAAGATTTAGAAAAATCAATCGGTTCATTATCAGATAAACAACAAGAGAAGATATTCGGTAATGGAAAACGATGGATGAACTTAGAGGTTATGTATCCAGCAACAGCAAATGTAGTAGATTACGATGTAGCAGAAATAATATTTCATGGTACATTAGAGTATGATGAAAGTGGTAGACCAATTGGTCAACCTAAAGATAGTGCTCGTATGTTGGCAGGTATGATTAAACAAACAAACAACCATATACAAAAAATGTTCAAGATTGGTAAACCAAACTTCTTGACTGTTCCAAAGGTACAAGATTTTGGTAAGAAGAAAAGTATGTACTTAGGAAAGTTAAAGAAGTTACAATCTCAATATAGTTTAAAAGATACAGATACATTGGGTGAATACCATGAATCATATTGGAGAGAGTATATTTTTAATGCTAGTAAACAATTTAAAGTAAAATTAAAACCTGCACAATTTGCTAAGTTAGTAAAGAGATGGGCATACTTTGATAAAAGTTATAAAATACCAGAAATTAAAAAAGATTATAAAGATAAGCCTAAATTTTTAAATTGGGTACTATCAACAGATAAACAAGACCATAGTAAGATTTTTAAAGATAATATAAAACCATTTGAGATATTGTTCTTTTCAGTAGGTGCAGAGATATTGAAAAACATAAGTGGATACATGGCAGTTAATCCAGATAAAACAATTCAGAAAATGAGAAAAGAAATGATTAGTGCAATGAAAGATTTGCAGAAACCAGACAAAATAGAGAAATTAAAAAAACTAAAAATACAAATCGAAAAACTACAGAAGATTGGTGGGTTAAAAGCAATCGTACCAAGTGAGGGTATAGTGTTTAAGTATAAAGGTAACACATACAAGTTCACAGGTGCATTTGCTCCAATTAATCAAATATTAGGTAGTATAAAATTCGGTTAAGGAGTTATAATGGCAGGATATAGTAAAGAGATGGAAAGAGCCAATAAGGCATTAAAAGATTTAATGTCAGGCAAAGACCATGAAAAAGAATATGTTCAAGTAGGATACGAGGGTAAGAAAGAAGACCTTGGTGGAAAGACCCGAGAATCAGACCTAAGTAAAGTAATGCAATCGATTAGGATGCCTTTGTTTTGTCCTAAATGTAAAAAAACAATGAAGAAAAAACTTGATGATAAGTTTTGGAAAACAAAAGGACATTGTTTTGATTGTCAAATAGAATTTGAAAATAAATTAAGAGTTAAAGGTGAGTTTGATACCTATGCTAAAGAAATTATCAATGGTAATAAAAAAGCATTCTTAAAGGATATGAAACAATCACTTGACGAATTTGAAGAAACTGGTGGAAAAGTTGAATGGCTCAATTCAGTTGGGGTTCAAGATGTTGAACTCGAAAAAGAAAAATGGGAAATGGGTGAAAGTGAATTTGCTAAAGTAGTAGATGAAGCTAAAGAACATATAACTAAATTAGAAAAGGCAATTGAAGATGAGTCAAAAGAACTTGATACTACCAGAGAAAGTAGTAATTGATTTGATGGCGTTGACCTCACGATTAGGTGAAATAGCAATTGATTACAATAACAAAATTGGTGGTACAGAAACAGAAAATTTAGTAAGATTGTATACGAAAGTAATCCATAAACTCATGGATTTAGAATACCAAGATTTGAATAATCCAACGGGTTATTCATTTGAAGAACTCTTAAAGAGTGCAGGAATAGATAAACCTAATAAGGGAGAAGAATAATGATAGGTGGAATACTGAATTTCATCATGGGACTTTTTGGTGGAAAGAAAAAAGAAGAAGTTAAAAAGTTAGATGAAGCAATTAAAGTAAAAAATCAAGAAGTAACTAAACTTGAAAAAGAAGTAGTGAAACTTGAGAAGAAGAAGAAAGTCAACAAAAAAGAAGTTGGTAATCTTAAACGAAAAGTAACCAATACTAAAAAACAAATACTTGCAGCTGAAGAAGCAGTAAAAACAGATAATGTTGATGAAGCAGTAAAATTTTTGAAGAAATTTAGTAAGTAGTATATACTTATATATATGAGATATTTTATTTACATATTATTTCTTGGTTTATTGTTCGGGCAAGATAACAAAACTTTTACCTTTTCAGAGGAAGAAGTTCTTGGGTTCACTAACAAAATCAAAGAATTAGAGTTAAAAGATAGTTTGAATGTATCTTTAGTAGGAGATTTAGAAAAACAAATTTTCCTATTAGAAGATAATGCATTATCTGATTCACTAATTATTGATTTTAGAACACATCAACTTCAGTTACAAAAAGAAACTATTAATTTGTATAAGGAAAAAGTTAAAGTGGTAAAACCTAAATGGCACGAAAACAAATGGTTATGGTTTGTTTATGGTGTTGGTGCTACAGCAATTTCAGTTAATCTTGCAGGACAAATAACAAACTAATGGCAACACAGATAAAAGAAGTAATCAAACAAGAGTATATTAAGTGTGCTCAAGACCCGGTCTACTTTTTAAAAAAGTATTGTATGATTCAACACCCGATTAAGGGTAAGATACCTTTTTCATTGTATCCTTTTCAAGAGGAAACAGTCAAAGAGATTAAAGATAATCGTTTCAATATTATTTTAAAAGCAAGACAGTTAGGTATCAGTACTTTAACTGCAGGATATTCTTTATGGTTAATGACATTCTTCCAAGATAAAAACATCTTGGTAATTGCAACCAAACAAGATACTGCAAAGAACTTGGTTACTAAAGTTCGTGTGATGCATGCAAATTTACCATCGTGGTTGAAACAAAAATGTGTTGAGGATAATAAATTAAATCTTCGATATGTAAATGGTTCACAGATTAAAGCAAGTGCAAGTGGACCAGAAGCTGCTCGTTCAGAAGCTCTATCATTATTGATATTAGATGAGGCTGCATTTATCGATAAGATAGATGATATATGGACTGCATCTCAACAAACACTTACAACAGGTGGTAGTTGTATTGCACTTTCAACACCTAACGGAGTTGGTAATTGGTTTCATCAAACTTGGGTTCAAGCAGAAGAGGGTAGAGGATTGTTCAATGATATTAAATTACATTGGACGGTACATCCAGATAGAGGACAAGAGTGGAGAGATGAACAAGATGAACTATTAGGTTTACAAGGTGCTGCACAAGAATGTGATTGTGATTTTATCACTTCTGGTACATCAGTTATTGATGGTGTGTTATTAGAAAATTGTAGAACAAAGAGTGTAAAAGACCCGATAGAAAAAAGAGGTATTGATGGTAATTGTTGGATATGGGAACCACCAAACTATACAAGAGATTATATAGTATGTGCCGATGTAGGTAGGGGTGATTCAAAAGATTATAGTGCATTCCATGTAATTGATGTAGAGAATGTAGAACAAGTTGCTGAATACAAAGGTAGGTTGAGTACAAAAGATTTTGGTAATATGTTGGTTAGTATTGCAACAGAATATAACGATGCATTACTAATTATAGAAAACAATAATATTGGTTGGGCAACAATCCAACAAGTAATAGATAGGGATTATCCTAATCTATTTTATACGAGTAAGGATTTACAATACATCGATGTACAACATCAGATGAATAATAAATTCAGAAGTGAAGAAAAGAGAATGGTGGCAGGATTTTCAACGACAATGAAGACACGCCCACTAATTATAGCTAAGCTAGAAGAATTTTTTAGAGAGGAGAGTGTAGTAGTTCGTAGTAATCGTTTGATTGATGAATTATTTACTTTCATCTACAATAATAATAGAGCCGAAGCAATGAGTGGATATAACGATGATTTAGTTATGTCATTCGCTATCGGTTTGTGGGTTCGTGATACTGCATTAAGATTACGAACTGAGGGAATTGAATTAACAAAAAAGACCTTAAACAGAATGCAAGATGTTGATGGTCTTTATACACCCGAAGAGAACAAAAATGATTCTTGGGAATGGGATGTAGATAAGAAAAAAGAGTCATTAGAGTGGCTCTTGTAAGTGAGGTAAAAAATGGCAGATACAACATTATTCGGTAGACTGAGACGATTGTTCTCAACAAATGTTATCGTAAGAAATGTCGGTGGAAGAAAATTAAAAGTAGCAGATACTGAACAAGTGCAGGCAGCAACAAAGTCACACTTGGTTGATAGGTATTCAAAACTACATAGTGGATTGGATATGGCAAATAGTGGATATTCAAGTTTTGCACAATTACAACAAGCAAGATTAGGATTATTCAAAGATTATGAAACTATGGAAGCTGATTCCATTATCGCATCTGCACTTGATATTTATGCGGATGAATCTACAATGAAAAATCCATATGGTCAAGCATTAGAGATTCAAAGTGATAATGATAATATAAAACAAATCTTACATAATTTGTTCTATGATATCATGAACATTGAATTTAATCTATGGCCTTGGACAAGAAACCTCGTAAAGTATGGAGACTTCTTTTTATACTTAGATGTAGAGGATAAGTATGGTATCACAAATGTAATACCAATATCTTCATACGAATTGGTTCGTTCAGAGGGAGAAGACCCAGAAAATCCATATTATGTAAAGTTCTATATGGAATCACAAGAATCACAACATCCTTATTTTACTCGTTCAAGTAATGGTAAAAAAATAGAATTTGAAAATTTTCAAATTGCACACTTCAGATTAGCAAGTGATAGTAATCTAATGCCTTATGGTAAATCTATTTTAGAAAGTGGTAGAAAGGTTTGGAAACAATTAACTCTTATGGAAGATGCTATGTTAATACATAGAATCATGAGAGCACCAGAAAAAAGAGTATTCAAAGTAGATATTGGAAACATACCACCGAATGAAGTTGATAACTATATGCAAAGAATTATCAACAAAATGAAGAAGACTCCATTTATGGATGACCAGACAGGTGATTATAATTTGAAGTTCAACATACAGAATCTTACAGAAGACTTCTTTATGCCAGTTCGAGGTGGAGATAGTGGTACAAATATCGAATCACTACCTGGAATGACTTATGAAACTACAGAAGATATTGAATATCTAAAGAATCGTTTATTGGCTGCACTTCATGTACCAAAAGCGTTCTTAGGATATGAAGAGGGATTAGGTTCAAAAGCAACATTAGCAGCAGAGGATGTTAGATTTGCTCGTACTATTGAAAGAGTTCAAAGAATTCTTGTTAGTGAGTTAACTAAGATTGCTGTTGTACATTTATACTCACAAGGGTATACAGATGCAGAGTTGGTAAACTTTGAACTAAACCTAACAAGTCCATCTACAATTTATGAACAAGAAAAGATTGAATTGTGGAGTAATAAAATAAATCTTGCTCGTGATATGAAAGATAATAAGATGATGAGTACGGAGTGGATTTATAAGAACATCTTTAACTTTTCTGATGACCAAATTGATACAATGGATAAAGAGTTGGTACATGACCAAAAAACTAAATTCAGATTTGACCAGATTGAATCAGAGGGTAATGACCCAGCAGATAGTGGTGAATCAGTAGGTACACCAAGTGATATGCAATCAGGTGGTTTTGACCAAGAATCAAAATCAGGTTCAGTATTTAAAGACGAGGGTGGTGCACCAGAGGGTGGATTTGATGGAGCAGGAAGACCAAAGGAAGTTAGTAAATATAACAAAGATGGTAGTGCAAGAGGTAGAGAACCACTTGGTAGACCAAAGATTCCGATGGCTTTAGCACATTATGATGGTTTGAAAAAATCATTTGGTAAACAGGCTAGAAAAGTTTTGAAAGAAACTATGGATAGTGAAAAAATTAATGAGGAATATAAAGATTTCAAGGAAGATAAATAACGATTTCTTGAAAGTTTTATATTTATATATGGTACGAATAAATAAAAATATTGGAGTGTTTGATGTCAACCCAAAAGAAGCATAATAAAATAAAAAATACTGGTATACTTTTCGAGTTACTTACCAGACAGATTGCAGTGGATGTAATGAATGATAAAAAAGATTCACCTGCTATAAAAATCATAAAGGAATTTTTCAATAATAAATCCCAATTGGGTAAAGAAAATGAACTTTATAAGATTTTGGTCGAAAAAAAGTACAAAAATTTAAACCAAGCTGAGATATTAATCGAAGCAGTGATTAAAAATCGTAGAAAATTATCAAATCGTAGATTAAGAAATGAAAAATACAATTTGATAAAAGAAATCAAAGAAAACTATGGTGTAAACGCGTTTTTTAATTCAAGAATTCCAAACTATAAAGTATTAGCATCAGTTTATACTTTATTTGAAAATGAATCTGTAAAAGAAGTAGTAGATTCTGTAGAGGAAACAGATTCAAAAATAACTATATTAGAAGCAATCACAGACACAGACATCAAATCAAACAAATCTTCTAATAAAGTGTTAGAGTCGTACCAAACTCAAGATACGGATGTAAGATTATTAACTTATCAGTTATTAGTTGATAAATTCAATAAAAAATACACAAATCTAAATGAAGCTCAAAAAAATCTATTGAGGGAATACATCAATAACTTATCAAACACTAATTCTTTGAGAGAATTCATAGATTCTGAAGTTACAAAAGTAAAATCTAAATTAAAATCACATCTAACAAGAATAGATGACAAGATTACTAAAATAAAACTTTCTGAGGCAATCAAACATACTGATACCTCAATTGGTGGTAAGTTAGTAAAGGATTCCCATGTTGTGGCTTTGATGAGATACTATGAGTTAATCAAGGAGTTAGACAATGTCCACCAAAATAACTAAAACAAGATTTAAAGAAATACTCAAACACCTTATTCGTAAGGAAATAGAAGAAGTATCCACGACTGTATCTGCAGGTGGAGAGAGTGGAACTGGTATTCATTATGATACACCTAAAGCGTTCTCTACTGGCTCTGGTCATCCAACAGATGGTGAAGTTGGTGGATATGAAAAGGTAAAAGAACAAGTTAATGAGGTAATGTTCGCAGTTAAAGTTGATAAGGGAGATGGTAATGTAATACAAACTATCGTTAACGCATCATCTAAATCACAAGCTAAAGCAAGAATTGCAAGAATACTTAAAGGTGGATTGAAGGCAATTAAAGATGTACAACGAGTTCAACCATCACTTGGTAAACAAATTGATAAAAAACTTGAATCAGTAAACGAAGGTCGTTATCACGATTGGAGAAACGACGAAACCTTAACACCAAAACAAAAAATTGGTAAAAGTATTCGTGAAGTTAAAAACTCACTAAACGAGTTAGATAAGATGGTTAAGATGGCAGTTAAATTAAAAACCGAATTAAATGTTGATTCAAACTCGTATTGGAAAAATACACATAAGGCAATCACAAAGATTTCAGAAAGATTAGTCAAGATGGCAAACAAAGTAGGGAACTTAAAATGAACGATAAATATTTAAAAGAATCGATTGATATCTTAAATAGAAAGTTTGGTGACCCGTTACCTACTCTTGAAGATACCATGAAATGGCATAAAGAGCAAAAATTAAAAGAATTAAAGTTTGGTTCAAAAGCACAATACGATAAGTATAAAAAAGACCATATCATCAAACCAGGTACAGAGATTGAGATTGATGGTAAAAAATCTGTAGAAAAAGGTGAAGCAAAACCAAATAAAAAAGTTGATAAACAGATGTCTAAAGCAGCAGATGATGCAAACGCTAAGATGGATGCAGCAGAAAAAGCAGCAAAGAAAAAGATGAACTTTCAAAGAGAGGGTACATTGATGGAAAACCCAGTCGTTGCAGCAGCAGTAGCTGCAGCAATGCAACAACAATCTATCTCTAATCCAAAAACTAAAAATAAAATAAAACTCTCTACTGCAATAAAATCTAAAGATTCGGCAATTGCTGAACCTGCTAAGAAAAAAGCAAAAAGTATCATACAAAGAATTAAAGATAAGTTCAAAGGTAAAGAAAAATCTGAACCTAAGAAACAATCTAAATCAGATGCAGCTTTCTACAAAAGACAATTTACTGGTGAGGTACAAGAGGGACCAGATGATG